TTCCATATATAGCCATATTCAGCTAATATATCAAGACATTCATAAATAGTTAAATAGTTAAAAATCTGATTTGATAATATAATTAAATTTTCTTCTATGGTTCCTTCCCGGATCCCAAAATCATAATCGGTATTTACTGTATTTCCTAAGTATCTACTAATCAAATCTTTTACAATATAATCTATAGTTCTAGATTCATAAGCTATTTTAGCAAGTGATCTAGTAGCAATTAAAGAATTATCTTCAATCGATAGATCATATCTTACTTCGTTTTGTATTTCCTCATACTTTTCAATATCTGTTATTACTCCGCTCCACAAGTGAATATCTGTAGGAGAATAAAGTTCTATTAATTTATGTTTTATTATTGTTGCCCCTCTATCATCTGAAATTACACAAGTCATTCCAGATTTATAATTTATTCTTTCTTCTACACTCCAGCCCGGTTCCATTTTAATCTCATATTCACAAATATTATCATTATCATTATCAATCAATAATTTATATGGCATAATTTACCCCCTCTTATTTCCTAAAGTAGTTTGTAACCTTTTAACAACTGGGTTCATCATTTTATCTATATCCTGTTGGTTAAAAAATTTAGGGTTATTAATTATTAATTGTATTTGTTCTTTCAATCTGCTTCCTGAACTAAAAGACCCGGTATTTATTCCAGCCATTGATATATTTTTCATGTCTCCGACTGCTAAAACATTTGATATATCAGCCATTGCATTTTTTAAATTTGATTTATTATCGATTATTCCTTTTATAAACATTCTCATTAAATTTGGAGCCCATCGGTCAGCAGTACTTCCCGGCCCTTCTTTTGTTGGACTTGAAAAGCCTAAAAAATCTTTTACTTTTGCGACTGTGTTATGAAGTGTTTTACTGAGTGCGCCGGCTTTTGCCACAATACCATCTATAAAAGAACTTATCAAGTTTTTACCCCATGTATAGGCACTTTTGGCGATACCTCCAATAATAGATGCTGCCTTTGTTTTTAATGAATTAAATTGTGTTGCTGCCTTACCCGGTAACCCTGCAATTTTAGAAACAAAATTACTAACAAAACTACTAATTTTACTTATTGCATTATTAACAAAACTTGAAATAGTGGATATTGCAGAATTTTTAAAACTGTTAAACTTACTAACAGCACTACTAACAAGGTTTGATATATAACTATAAACCCTTCCCGGTAGTTTGCCAAACCATTTAATAATCCCGTTTATCATATCAGGGATAATGCTATTTCCAACTAAAGTATTATATAACCCTTTAAAAAACTTAACTACAGTTGTTACAAATCCCTTAATAAAACTTACAACAACTCTAAACCCATTATTCCAAACTGACATAATATTAGCCCATAAAGTTTTAAATCCATTTACAAACATATCAGCATCAAAAGTTACTAACCCTCTTAATATTGATATTATACTTGTTACTATTCCAATCAACCCGGCTACAACGTTAATGGCATATGGAACAGCAGCTATAACTCCCCTTACTATTCCTAAAAATATACCTATAGCACTAACGACAACCGTTCCAATAATGGTCGCAAAATCTTTAAAAATTGGCATTAATGGAGCTATTGATTGTTTTAGTAAAATAAAACTATCCTTCATAGGACTAAGCCATTTTACTACATCTTTTATAATGTTAACAATAAATGATATATCAATACTTTTCATTTCTACAAATTTATTAAACATCCATTCAAAAGCGATAATTAATTTATCTTTTACAGTTGTATAAATATCTGTTATTTTATTTTTCCACTCAATGAATCGATTAATTAGTTTGGCAGCTTCCTTCTCAGTAAGTCCGAATTTTTTTGTTAGTATATCCATATTAGCCTTGTAATCATTGGAAATAATATTTTTTACAATATCTAAAATACTTTTAAATGCATTAAAAACACCAACTAAATCATTAATTTTTTCTCTTATAACTATTAATTTATTAACAAATTTGGCAGCTTCCTTCTCACTCATTCCCAAATTTTGTTGTAATAACTTCATGGCTTTTCCATAATCCAGATTAATAACATTTTTTAAGGCTTCAATTGATACCTTTATAAAATTAAAAGCCTTTTGAACTAATCCGGTTTTTACTGCCATGGTTACAAACCCGGCCGATAAAATACCAACATAACCAATTAATAATGATATACCAGCTATAATTCCAATTATTTGAGGTGATAAAACACCAATAACAGTTATAATACTACCTATAGCACCAACTAAAGAACCTGTAATAATTAATAATGGCCCGACTCCTGCAGCTAATAAAGCTAAAAATATTGATACTTTTTGCATGGGTTCGCTTAATTTTGAAAAAACATCCAACAACCTATTCAATGTATTAACCGCTTTTGTGAAGAATGGTAAAACTAAAGTTCCCATTCTTGACCCGGACTCTTTCAAACCTTCCGAAAAGATTCGTATTTGATTTGATGCCGATGCTTGGGTTCGTTGGAAATCCCCGATAGAATTTTTAGAAGCTTTCATAATATAATTGTATCTTAATTGTATTCTTTCTGATTCTGTCATCTCTTTATATGTCTTTTTAATGCCTGTACTCAATGCAAAAGCTTCTAAGTTTGCAACTGTCATTACAATACCTAAACTTTTTAATGCTTCTGTCTCTCCGGTATAAGCCCCTGTAAGTGCAATATGTATTTCATCGGGTTTTAAGTTTTTAAAAGATGCCATATCTCCTGTTAAATTAACTAAACCCATTGCCATTTTTTGCGCTTCTGTGCTTGATAATCCCATTGCAGTCCCCATATCACCATAAACAGATGCCATATCTAAAGCGGTACCTTTTGCCAGTCCGATGGATTTCAAAGTTTTATCCGACCAATTCAAAACCTCTTGAGTACCTTTTTTAAATACAACACCTGTTTTTGATACTGTTTCATTCATATCACTAGCTAATTTTATACTGGCACCCATCGCTCCCAATATTGGAAGGGTAACAAAAGTTGATAATGATTTCCCAGCTGCTGATATTCCGCCCCCGATTTTTTTAAATACTTCGCCGGTTCTTGTTGCAGCATTCTGGACATTTCCAAGCCCTGTTAATGCTTCAGCACTATCCAATATAACCTGACCGGATAGCTGAAATAAATTAAATAATCCCATTATTTTTTTACCTCCTTCCCGAAATTTTTCAAAGGATCTAATCTTTTAATTGCTTCTCTTGCCTTATTTCTGGTTTCTTCTAGTTCAATTTCTTTTTCTTCTTGTGTTCTGTTTTTTATTCTGCTATATTCAAGTACTTTAGTTTTATAATCGTCAAAACTAATAAAGTTATCTTTGTCCATCCCTTGGAGTTCTACCAGCCATCTTTCCCATAATCTGGCATCAAAGATTTTTTCCCTTGTTTTTTGAATTATTTTTCCGGCCAATATAAAATTCATTTTTAAAATAGCTTCCGGATTATGATAATTAGTGTAAATTAATTCTAATTCTTCTTCATAGCCATCATTTTGGACTTGAACACACGTGATAAAAAACTTATTATTTCTTTATCATTTAAAAAGTTTTCCCATAATTTGATCTCGTTTATTAATCCTAGTTTTTTTATTTCATCCGGTTCTACATTGTAAATAGCTGAAATAAAAATTAATGTATCTTCCAAAGCAGTATCAAAATTTAATAATGCTTCTTGTATCATAGATATCATCAATAATATTTCGTTAAAATTTCCAGTTAAATCAGGTTTTAACTTTAACTTTCCTATTATCTTTGTAAATAATGGAACGTGTTCTCTTTGTAAATTATAGTTGTATTCTTTCCCGTTAATTTTCATTTTTCTAATCTCCTTTTAATTAATATGATTTATATAGGTTATATTCTCCCTGTAGTTGTATTCTGATTAAATCTTCTTCTTGAGTGGGTATATCTCTATTATACTTTATAATACCGTTTAAATGTACAGTCTTGTTATTATCTGAGTTACTTATATAATCTAGTTTTTCCACCAAATCATCAGCTAAGTTCTGAAAAGTTAATTGATTTTTTTTATTATCCCACAAGTCAATTATTAAATTTAAAATGTTGCCCGGATGATTGTCAAATATTTCTATCTCATAAACTGCAAAGGGATATTCGATATTTTTTAATGGAAGTTGATTAAAACACCTTGGAAAAACTTCCTTGATTATATCGACTATTACTAATTTTGTCGCGTAACTAATATTTTTAGTTGACATAAATTACCTCCCACTTATATTATTTTCGTATTCTCTAGCAGCTATTTCCTGCAATTTGCCTATATTTTCAATAATACCATCTTTTATAAAAGGCCTTTTTCTCATTTTTCTCGTTCCTTCATGAACAAATATAGCATGTTCAGCGGTCGCCCCGATAGTTAAATAATTTTTACCCCAAATTTTAGACAAATAATATTGTATACTTCCCCTTAGTCTGCCAGTATCGACCGGGCATCTCTTTTTTGCTTCAGCTACTAAAAACATTCCCATTTTTTTTAATGTATTCCAAGCCGTTTTTTCAAAAATATTTTTAGCCTTATCAAAGTTATTTATTGTCAATCTCATACTTGCCCTTGCCTGTGCCATCTTATCACCTCTTATTCTATATATTCAACATAAATTAATTCTACCTTAAAGTGATGATTTTGGTTAATTGTATTTTTTAATTTACCTGACATTTTATAAATGTTTCCTTCTGGATCCTTAAACCTGTTTTCCGGTTTTAAATAATTTATTGCGTTCTCACAATATTCAAACAACCCGTTATACTCCGAATTTTCCCCGGCTTTTCCAGATAGAATTGAAGGTTCTACACTTTTACAATTGACAACACCTCTTAAAGTTGTAACCTCCCCCCAATTATCTTGAATACCCCCAATTTGATTTGTTTGGGTTCCTATTTGTTCTAATACTATTATGTCTACAAAATAATCTTCAATTGCCATTTTATACACCTCTCTATTAAATAGAGGATGTATATATATACATCCTCATTAAAAGTATTATATTAAATATTAATCTTCCAGCCTTATTCTCCATGGTGGACTGTCCATAGATTCCTTAGCATAATGAGCTGTATATTGTACATCCAAAACAACATCCTCATGTGCTTTTATATTAAATTCTATTTTACCATCTCCAAGGACATTTAATAATTGTATTAATGCATATTTATCATCGTCACGGACTCCTGCCCAGGTTATATTTTCGTGATAATCGCCCGGAGCTATAATTAAATCATCTGTAATTTCGTGATAAGTTCCGGCATCTGAAACCGACAAACCAGCAAAACAATCATTAAAATTTGTATGTGTTAACTCTAATAATCCAAATGTTAGAACTGGCTGGGATTTTGTAATCCTTCTGTTACCCTCCACCATTCCATATTGTCCATTAAAATCAATATGTTTAAATTCTCTATCATTAGAAAATTTAATATCGCCCCTTGTTGCCCCAACTTCGCGCTGTGTAACTTCTGAATATTCCTTATATATAATTCCGTTCCCTTGCCATGTACCGGTCGCTGTTGGAACACTTGTTTTAATTGGTGTTGACATTTCCCCACCTCCTTATATTAATATTTTATGCCATCTTAAAGGCAGCAGCTGTAACATTTGTTGCCTCTGAGACAGTAAACGATACATAACCAGTTGAGGTCTCATTAAATCTATGTGTAGGAAATGGCCCTATTATATAATCGTCCCCATCTGGTATTGTAACTGTTATATCGTGCGTTCCCCCTTGATCGCATGGCTGCGCACTACTTATAGTCACGATAGTATTACCGCCGGCTGCCACGTTTATTACATGTAAAAAAGTTTTTCCATCATTTACAAAGAATCCACCCTCAACCGCCATTGTTGTATATTGTGTTGTGAGGGATTTAAACTCTATGCCACTAGAATTAATTGTTTTTGGTGTTAACTGTTGTAATGCCATTTAAACCACTCCTTTTTATCCAATTTTAAAGGCGCAAGCTGTTACATCAGCAAAGGCCGATAATCTAATTGTTACTTTTCCGGTATCAGGCGCATTAAATATATGTGTAGGAAATGGCCCGATAATCCAATCGTCACCAAATGGAATTGCAATAGCAACATCATGAACCGATGATCCATTAAAATCACATGTGTTTGGTACGTCAACGGTCGCTGTCAAATTTACTGCTCCTGAGTCGTTTTTTATATTAACTAGTGTTTTACCGTCATTTAAAAACTCAAAGCCGTCAACAGCGGTCGCTGCTACATAATCCCCGGTATCACTGTAAGCCTCTGCGCCACTATAATTAAATTGTTTTGGTGTTAAAACTGCCACAGCCATTTATAACACTTCCCTTCTAATAATATTTTCTATATGGTGTTAACATGTTTATAATACTTGTTGGATAACCATAATAAATTTTTGATATTCCAAATGAAATACTATAGTCGTCTATTTTTTCGCTATTAATCCCTTTATCAATTTTATTAGAGTCCTTTGATAGCTTGTAATTTATCATTGCTGCATAAGGAAATTTTAATGATTTTGGATACCATATTTTATAAACACCAACATATTCACCGACCGCTTCATCTTCTATTTCTCCATAATCAGTATCTATAGTTAAAAAAGCTCCTCCGGCATCTACAGTCTTTATATAATATATTCCGTCATTCTCCAAACTTCCTATTATTTTTATAGTGTTGCCAACAATAAATCTATTTAATCCATTAGATGAATCTAATATTTTATTTGTTGAAGCTTCAAAACTTATAGTATTAGAACCCAAATATTTAGCGTTATCAATGTCAATATCTCTAATAAAATGATTTTTACAAATATCATGTATTTCTTCCTCAATGATATTGCCTAAAAATTTAATTCTGGAATCACTCAAAGCGTTTTCAATCCCTAATATATTTTTTACTTCTGTTAATGTTGCTATCATATTTACACCCCGTTATAGCATATAACAGACCCACCGGCAGCGATTGTACAACTTGTATACCTACCATATACAACTGTTCCAGCTAACATTGGAATAGCTGTTATTCCAGTAATATCACCAACTAGGGTGATAGTTGAATCGGCCAATATCTGAACTGCCTGAAATACAAATCCGGTCGCCGGTGTTATTGTAGCTGCGCCGGAATATTTACCGCCCAAATTACCGAGTGAAATATTTGTCAACTCTGTTAATTTTGGAATAGACATTTAAAACCCTCCTTTATGCAAGTGTTGCCCCAGCTGCTAAACTTTTATACCTTATGTAAAAATTAGTTGAACCGCCGGCACTTGTGGCAGCATCGTCCCCATGTATATATAATTTTTTGCCACTTTCAAGGACAAAAGGCAATTGTTTAGTAGACCCGTCAATACTTGCAATCCCTGTCTTGTTAGCATTAAATTTGTTTAATGTTGCAACAACTTGAGGCGCAGCAGCACCTGTCAAACCTGCCACATTATCTGTTGTTATTTCATAGTTTGTTGGCCCAACAAAATCAGTCGCAGCTCTCTGCCAAATAATTTCCTC